TGTCATACGATTCGTCTAGCTCGCGTGGCTCCTGCGGTAGGTATCGCCGATGGCGGCGGCGGATTTCATACGTGCCGCCGATCAGGTCCTCGATCAGGATCCAATGTGGCTCCTGATTTTGCCACGCCTGGTTGGGGTCATTGATGCTGGCAACACGGCTAGCAACAGTGCGGTCGTAATGCTGAAAGCCGGTATACATCAATTTGCTATCGCCTAAGGCAGTCTAAAGGGCTGCAGATGCAGCCCCATCTAGATCAGGCAGCTTGGATGGCAGTAAGCGTAATATGCTTGCGGCCTACGTTGATCTCAAACTCATCGCCAGGCTCCATGCCCATCTGACGGAGGTAACCTTCGCCGATTTGTAGCTTGCCGTTAAATTGCACCTTAGCGCGGTAGGACAGTTTACGGCCTTTGCCATCGCCAGTGCTGGTGCCGATATCAATGCCTTTTGCTTCAAGCAATGCAGCATAGAACTCAGCGAATTTAACGCGTTGCTTGCCGTCCTTTTCTACGGTGTACCCACAAGCGCGGGCCATTTCAGTCTTGTTGATGCCTTCGCACTGCTTGACTTTGGCAAGCAGCTCAGTCCCGGTCAGCATGGATTTGGATAGAACAAATGATGCAGGAGCATATTACAGCCAAATGGGCGGGATGCAAGTCAATAAATGCGAATGCCAGTGCTACGGCCAGCGCCGGCATGAAGTGGGTTGAACTCACGCCACACTAGATAGCCCAGTGCATCGTTCATATGATCAAACCCTGCATCCTTATCTGGTTCGCCCTTGTCGGTATAGCATTGTAGTTCTAGGCATTCGATCAACCGCTTGCAGGCATGCGATACCTGTAGCCGCACTTGGCCTTTGCCGTTTTCCAGCAAAGCTTGAACAGCAGCCACGCGATCACGGACGGGAGGATTTGCTTTCGGTGATTGGTTAGACATGCCATAGGATTCAAGGATGTTGATATCAGTTTGGCTTGCATTAGTGCTGCGGTTGCCGCCGCTAGCGTCTGGGTAAACGTACATCCGACGATTAGGGTACCGGCTAACGACTTCTTGCGCTAAGGCATCAGTATCATGCGCACCGCTGATCTCATCAATGATTAGCAGGTTATTGCCAAGTCGTATTGCGATAACTGCTGACATGTTGCCAATGTTAAAGTCAACGCCAATGCGTAGCGGCTCGCCGTCAGTATCAGGCAGATCGCTGGTTACATGTTTAATGCGATCAAAGCGATCGTATACCTGACCAGCAGTAAGGTTAACGAACTCACCATCCAGGTAGGCGCGTAGCAGGCTTGGGTCGTAGTTTGCTTCTAGGCGTTCAATAAAATCTGGCGGCAGGTGTGGGTTATCTGCGGTGCGCATCTTGATCAGATGCCGATCAGGCCTCGCTTTAGCTTCATCGCTGCCGAATGTATTCCACATCCAGCGGAAGCCTTCTGGTGTTGATGCCGCGCCAAATTGACGGACGTTGCCAGACCGTAAGCGACCAAGGATTTTAGGAAATGCCTTGTTGGCAATGCTTGGCGTTACGGTATCGATCTCATCTGCCAGCACCCATGCAAGGTTCAAGCCGATAATGCGCGACCAGTTTTCGAAGGATCGGCACAGGATTTTGGTGTCACCGCCTGGCAGGTGCAGCATGTACTCAGGCAACGGTGACGCCCGGAATGTGTACGGGATTTCGTATGCCTCTAGAAAGCTTTCGAAGTCCGTCTGCCAGATATCGCGAATCAATGGCCCGGTTGGCTCCATTACCGCACCGATGAAACCTTGATTGGCTGCAGCCAGCATTACTGCCTTAGCGCATAATGCCCGTGTTTTACCAGCGCCATAACCAGCTGAGATACCAAGTATCTGCGTGCTGGTGTCATCTACAAAGGCAAGTTGACCGGGGTGTAGATCAGCGCGGATGCGTTGTATAAGGTTTGTCGTATCTTGCGGTGTGGCTACATGCATGAAGCCAAGCAGGCTGCCGGGTTCAACAATGCCAGCCAATAGGCTCATGACATTTCAAACCGCAGCAGCTTGGCCTGGTCTTCTAATGCTTTGATAGCAATGCCTAGATTGCCTTTTTCACGTGCTTGGCGTTCGTAATCCTGCAATCGAGCGATAGCAGCAGCTAGCCATTGCGGACGTTCCAGCTCTGCATCCAGTTGCATCAATTGGCGTGCGCGAGACATGTATAACTCAGCCTGCCGTTCGGATACATCCCATGTTTCCGAGGCATAGCGAAGAATTTGTGTCCGGCTGTATGCACGTAAAAGGAGATCGTAAACGGTGTTCACCCGTTCATCGATCTCCACGTTGGTGCTTTTTTTAGCCACGGATCAGGGGCGTACTTGAACGGGCATGATCAGATATGTAACGGGCATGATCAGATATGTCTGCAGTGTATCAGATTCCGATGGTGTTATAACAAATGGTGTGGTTGGGGTGTTAGCTGATAGGGTGACCTGTTGAGATGGCATGGCTTTTAATGCATCTTGAAGGTAAGCAGCATTTACGGCAATGGTTAGGTGATCGCCTGTTGTAGTGATGGGTAGGGTTTCACTGCCATTGCCGAGTTCTACATCAGCTGTGATAGCAAGGGTATCGGCGATGGCGAGTTTAATGATGTTGTTATGGGTATCTGCGAGGATGCTAGCGCGTTGCACTGCATTAAGCAATGCCTTGCGATCTACGGTGCAGGTAGTTGTAAAGGTATCAGGGATAAGTTTAGTGTAATCAGGGTATGCACCATCCAGGATACGTGATGTGATGGTAGTTTGATCAGTTGCTAGGCGAACGTAGGCATTATCAGCAGTAACGGTGATGTCACCGTTTAGGTGCTGCAGTTCGCGTAGCGTGGTAGCTGGGATGGTGATAGCAGGCGTTTCGGCAAGTGGTGCGGCGCCGTATACAGACAGGCGACGACCATCAGTTGCAGCGGCCTGGATGCCATCAGGGTCTAGGGCGATGTTAATACCTTGCAGGAGCTGCTTAGATTCATCACGACTAGCAGCGTGAGCGGTAGCGGTGATAGCAGCTTGAAGGTTAGCGCGTGGGATGGTAACAGGCGTTGACTTAGTGTCAGGCGCGATGATATCAGGCCAGTCTGCGGGGTCTAATGCAGTGAGGCTATATTCGTTAGCAGCGGTAGCTAATACGACGCGGCTACCGGATACAGCGATTGTTATTGCTTCGTTGGATGGAAGTTTAGCAACGAGCGGTGCTAGGAGAGCGTAGGGTACAGCAGTGGCACCGTCTGTTGTTATTGCAGCAGCGATTGTGGTACTAATTGCTAGTTTAAGATCGTAACCAGATAGGGTAAGTGTACCGTTTGGGCTAGCGGTAAGCAGTACGGTAGCGAGGATTGGATGCGTGGTGCGTGTCGTCTGTACAGCGGATCGGATTGTAGCAAGTGCTACATTTAGATCCGATTGTGAGGTGACGATGTTCATTGTTGTGGTGTGGCGAGGATTTTAACAGCAATCGCAGCTGCCTGTTCAGCGTGCAGCTTGGAGATGATACCACCTAATTGGCGGTAGATTTCTGTACTAAGTCGATGATAAGTATTAAGGTTAACAACAACAGGTTGTTGCGCGGTTGTTGCATTACGAATTAGCTGCCTGAGGCATTCAGCGCGGTTGATGCCACGCGCTTGGGCTAGCAGGTCGATACCGGCTGCTTCATCATCCGGCAGGCGTAGCTTCAGTTCACGCATGATGCACGATCAAGATCGCGGATAATAGCATCCAATTCGTCTTGTAGCATGCGTCGATCAACGGATGATAATGGCTTGCATTCTTCTTGACAGTTATCAAGGATTGCAGCAGAGCGGTGACGTGCTTTGAATAAATAGGACAGCAGATCATCAATAACGGGTTCGTTGCGTGATGTAGTTTGCATGGTAATTAGAAATCAATGTAATCGTCGACGGTTATATCGCGCAGGAGGTTGCGATAACCATCAGGGTTAATGCTGCCAGGTGGTGGGTTATCAAATTTATCAATGGTGGCGCGGTTTGTATCAATCAGGCGCTGCAAGATTTTGCGCGCGCCATCTTCAGTGCTAAGGCGTCTTAGGGTCATTCTGTCCACCGTGTGGCTTTGTATTCAGTATCAGCAGCAGGATGCAAAACAAAGCGCCCTAGAGTAACGCTATCAACAGGTGGACAATAGGTGCAGTATCTACCTAACTCATCGTATTTACCAAGGGGGTAAGGATAAGCGCTGCGTTGTTGTTTGGCTTCAATTTGATTCAACGCGGATTCAAAATCTAACGCTTGGATAGCTACATAAGTAGGTGGTGTACTTTCTTTGGCATTTTTTGAAACGACAGCAAATACAAACCGGTTTACAGCTTGGGTGTCAAAGAGCTTCATGGGTCACCAAAGGTAGGACGGGTCAGGCTGTGCGGCGGCGTGGTCCTCGAGCAGGACGCTGTACCTGCCGTCTCTAAGCCACCGGAAGGCGTCTGGGAGCTTGTAGTCCCACTCACAGGCCATGGCGTCCTTCACGGCCCTCTGAGCGGCTTCTAGGAGCCTCTCAGGGGCTTCATGCTTCACAGCTGCCTGCCACTGCTCCCAAGCCTTTGCCTTCGACTGCGCTGGCACCTTCCGTGGGCATGCCTGATACGCCGCCCAGAACGCCTCAAACTCAGGCGTCGCTTTTGTTCGTTTCCGACTTTTATTTGTTTTTCTTGGTTTTATTTCTAAAGAAGAAGAAGAATTAGAAGTAGAAGAAGAAGTAGAAGGAGGCCCGGCTTCGCTCGGTCCTCCTAGGGTAACAGGCGTGTCAAGTGCCCGATCGATCAAAAGGCAGAGAAAGCCCTTCCTGTCTAGGTAGTTGGGCATTGCAGCCGTAATCCGGGCATCAAGGTCATCAGGGATCTGGATGCGTAATTCTGGCATGGGTCTCCGTTCAAACGACGAGCGTCGCCGCTCGCTCGCCGTAACGTACCACTCACTCGCCGTTCTGTCACCATGTTTCTGGCGAGTTAATGGCGAGGCCCGCCAGAATCCTGGAAATAGCCCCCTATGGTCTGCTCATTTTGCTGCGTAAGGCGTGCTGCTAGCGCCTCATGGCGCTGGTGGGCATAGGTGCCATACGACGGTGCGCGGCCATCCCATAGCGCTGCCTCGTCTGCCTCCAGCAGCGCCTCCAGCTCATCGTTGATCGCCTTCGTCACCGCCAGGTCAGTCACCAGCAGCTGCAGCAGGTACTCGCGATCCATGGTTGGCAATGGTGGTAGTCGGTGGTACGGTACACGGCATGAGGGATGCAATCCACCTAGCGATCAACGGCATCGAACCAGCGCCGCAGGGCAGCAAGCGGCACGTTGGTGGTGGCCGGATGGTTGAATCCAGCAAGCGCGTAGCGCCATGGCGTGAGGCGATCAGGCAGGAGGCTGTAGCAAGCGGCATTGCACTGGTTACAGATGCCGTATCGGTGTCGGTTGTATTTCGATTTCTGCGACCAGCAGGTCATTACAAAAAGGACGGCAGCCTGAAGCCAAACGCACCGGTGCATTTGACGACAAGGCGCGGCGACCTGGACAAGCTGCTGCGTAGCACGCTGGATGGGTTGACCGGTGCGCTATTGGCTGATGACGCGCTGGTGGTAAGCATTACGGCAAGCAAGCGGTATGCGGTAGGCAGCGAGCTGCCAGGCGCGGCGCTAACCATCATCCCGCTAGGCGCTGATCGCTGATGCGCGTGCTGGTTGCATGTGAATACAGCGGCCGTGTACGTGATGCATTTCGGCGTCGCGGCCATGACGCATGGAGTTGCGACCTACTGGAATGCGAAGGCGATGCCAGCTGGCATTTGCAGCAGCCAGTCGAGGACGTGCTGCATGCCGGATGGGATCTAATGATTGCCCACCCACCGTGTACGCACTTGGCTGTTTCCGGCAGCAGGCATTTTTACCGCAAGCAGCGCGAGCAGGCTGCAGCGCTGGATTTCGTGCGTTTACTGATGGCTGCACCGATTGCTAGGTGGTGCATTGAAAATCCCGTGAGCGTGATCAGTAGTGCGATTGCCCCCCCCCCAGCAAATCATTCAGCCGTGGCAGTTTGGGCATGGCGAGACCAAGGCGACATGCCTATGGCTGAACAATTTGCCACGGTTGCAGCCGACGTGTGTTGTGGATGGCCGCGAAGCGCGGGTGCATCGGATGGCGCCAAGCCCAGATCGGTGGAAGGAGCGCAGCAGAACATATAAAGGCATCGCCGAGGCAATGGCTGAGCAATGGGGCGGCCGGGCACTGCCGGCTGCAACCTTCCAGCTGAGTCTATGCCAATCCCTAATCCGTCCCTAGGGTTGCACGGGGTGGGCAGGGGTGGTAACCTCTAGGGCATGGGGCGGACGGAAGCACCCCGGCGCAAGCCACAAGGAGCCTCCCCCGGTAACGCCGCAGTACGGCCGGGTCACCAATCGAGCGGCATCTATCAACATTCTGCTTCTTAGCCATGCTCACCACCACAGCCTTGGTGATCTGGAAGCTGCTTATCCCATTGCTAGTCGTGATCGCTGTGATCGACTGGCTGACCGCTTCCAATGATCGCCGCATCCTGATCCTGCGTCGCACTGGCCTCAGTCAGCGTCAGATTGCAGCACGCCTCAACATCACCACCTACCGCGTCCGTAAGGCGCTCGCATCATGATCAACCACATCAACAATGCCATCTGCTGCCTGATCGTTGCGACTGTATTCGCCATGATCGGCATTGAAGCCGGCAACCAGCCGGTTGTAACCCATAGCGGCACACAGCACTACTACCGCCCATGACGATGCGTCGCTACTGGTTTCAGATCAAAGCTACCAATCAAATCCAATCTGTCTGGGCGGTCAGTTTTACAGAAGCCAAGGTAAAAGCCGCGCGGATGTATCTACCGCAATGGCAAGGTATCGAATGGCTTGACCTAGACCGCAGCGACCACAGCCCAAATCCTTGACACTACCGCTTACTACCGTCTACGATCCCATCAGCCCATCGGCTACCCCTTCTTCTATGCGTTCCGACCAGCAGGTTCATACCCTCCTTACCGCCCAACGCTTTGGCGGTAACTTCTTCCGCAAGCTGGCAGAAGCTGGCTTAGCAGCTGATCCAATCAACCGCGCTACCATCTTCTCTGCATTTCCGCAGTTGCCGCAAACATTCGGCCCACATAGCGCGCTTTATAGCGAGGATCTGGGCTGATGATTTCAAACGCCGATTACCACGCCGATCCAGCTGTTAGCGCCAGCCATTTGCATGCTGTCGCCAAATCACCGGCCTACTACTACGCACGCTTCCTTAACCCAAACCGTCCGCCATCAGAGCAGACTGCAGCGATGCGTATCGGCAGCCTGGTGCATTGCGCAGTGCTAGAACCTGATGAGGTAAGCAAGCGCTACGCAGTAGCACCTGACCGCCGCACAAAGGCTGGCAAGGAGCATGCAGAGCATTATGCAGCCAATGGCATTGAGGCAGTATCACCTGCTGATATGGCACTGGCGCAGTCGATGGCAGCTGCAGTACGCCAAGATCCAATCGCTGCAGCACTGCTAAAAACTGGCGCTGCTGAGCAATCATTTTGGTGGGATGATGCCGCGACCGGGTTGCGGTGTAAATGCCGTCCGGATTGGCTAACGGCTGATGGCATCTGCGTAGACCTTAAAACTACGACTGATGCAAGCCCCGCAGCTTTTGCCCGTAGCGTCGCCACATGGCGTTACCACGTACAACAGGAGCATTACCTAAGCGGCCTGCCTGATATCAACCATTTTGTCTTTATTGTTGTTGAAAAGTCATACCCATATAGCGTTGCTGTATACGAGCTAGACGAACACGCAAGCATTGAAGGTGGTGCATTGCGCATGCGTGACATGCATCGCATTGCTACCTGCACTGCTGCTGATAACTGGCCTGGTTACAGCAGCACTGCACCTACACTGCTCAGCCTGCCGCGCTGGGCGTATGACGACACTATCACTCCCGAGGATTTCTAATGGCAATGCCGAACCTAGCTGGTGTTATTAAAACATCAGACGTGCTGGTCAAAGGCACTGGCAGCTTCAAGGCATCGTATGTGCCATGGGCTAAAACTACCGCTCTGCTGCAGGAGCATGCAGCCGGTTGGGAGTTCCACCTGATGCCATATGAAGGCAAACAGCTGGTGCATCCTGCACCTGATGGCACTGGTTACCTCATGGGTTATTTCACTGGCCCTGACGGTGAAGCAACGGCTGAGTTTCCATTCCCTTGTATGGACAACCAAAACAAGCCGATTCAACTTGAGCGCATCAGCGCTCGTGTATTAACTGATAGCCACCGCCGTGCCTTGGCAGCATGCGCTGCATTTACCTTTGGCCTTGCTTACGAGTTATGGGCAAAGGAGGAGATCGGCGAACATGATACGCCGCTTGCTGTGGTGCAGGCTGACCCTGAGCCAGCTGCCACGCAACAGCGCGCACGTAGGGCTTCAACGCCTGCAACGCCTGCAACGCCTGCTGCGGCCGCCAATAGCAAGGCATTTGATGCCGGCTCAAAAGCAATCGCTAGTGCTGCCACATTGGATGCACTAAAAACACTTGGTGAGCGCCTGCAGGCACGCTTTGACTCTGGTGATCTTACCAGCGATGAACGCGACCAGCTACTGCAACAACTGTTAGATCGGGAGGCCAGCATTGCTTGATCATGATGATACCGCTGCTTATATCACCACTGAGCAGCTTGCTACGCGGTATGGCATTAGCCCCGCCACCATTAAAGGATGGCGCAGCCGTAGCAGACGTGGCATCAAAATCCAAGGACCACCATGGTACAAGGTGCCACATATCGGGCAGCCCTATGGCGCTGCAATCATCCGCTACCGGTTAGCGGATGTACTGGCCTGGGAACAGGCCAATGGCATTACACCTATCGACTTCTCTGGTTTTAACTGACATGGCTGATTTCAACCCTGCACTGCCGCAACCGATCAAATGGTCTACCAGCAGTAACCGCTACGACCAAGGCGGTAAAGCACCACGTTCGATTAGTTTGTTTGTACCACTTGATTCAATCAAGGCATTGCAGCAGTACCTGACTGATCTGGCGGCTGATATTGAGCGCCACAAACCAGGCAAAATCTGGAACTACGAAACAAAATCAGAAGAACAGGTGACAGGGGTTTACATTAACGGCAAAGGCCGCGAAGGTAGTGACGGTGATTATGGCACCATCAATCCAGCCGTTATTGTTCCTTTCTAATGGAAAGCACCCTGCTAGAACGTAGCACGGTGGCATATGTGGAGGCCGTAGAGGCCTCCTCTTACCCCGGCCATACGTGGCGCACACGCCAACTAGGCGTTGCTGCAGTATTAGTACATTTGGCGGCAGAAATCGTCGTCGAATGCCAGCATCGTAAGCTTGACCCGCATGATATTGCGGAGCTTTTTTGTATCGCCGCGAAGGATGCTCAGCAATGACCAAGGAACAAATTGAGGCTGCTTTTCGTGCATGGTGGCAGGCATCATATGGCATGCCACCTGGCATTCATGCTGTGATGACGCATGTTGGATTTGTTGAATACCTCCTGCAGCAGATGGCATCAGATGACTACCCATCCAATCACCCCACCGCCGGCGCTGGAGGATGCCGGTGCTGAATGACATCGCCCGCTGCCAAGGCATCGACTGCCACCAGAAGCATCAGTGCACTAGGCACACCGCGCCGGCGCCTGACAACGTGCTTCTGTCGTGGGTGGCCACCATGAACCCCGAACGGGCGCACCTGTGCTCTGGATTTATCGCCACTAACGGGAACGGCCAATGAAGCGTGACACCCTGCGGCTTAGCCACTACTGCTTTGTTGAAACCAGCCGTGATATCAACGGGCGGTATTTCATTGCCTACAGCAGTGGCGCTGCAGTCTTTGTTCGTGATCAGGCTGCCCTAAGGAAGTTTCTTAAAATACCAAAAGGCATCCCAATGCGTGAATCACTCGATTCGTGGCTGGTTAGCCTCGCTGATATGGATGCAGCACGCAGCAAGCCGAAAGTACCAGTTGACAGCGGCCTGCCGGCTGATGTACTAGCAACTGGCTTTGGCCCTGAATGCCATCTAGATGAAGAAGATCCAAACTTTCAAACAAAAACCATTATCTGATGTACCATTACCAATGCACACAACCGCGTCATGACTGATTCAGTTAAGGAATACCTTAACGCCATCGCACGTTACCCCCTGCTATCCGCTGAGCAGGAGATTCAACTGTCGCGTCAAGTGCAGGCAATGCGTGAAATTGATGCCGCTGCTGAATTGACACCTCAGCAGCGACGCATCGTAAAACGCGGCCATAAGGCAAAGAATACAATCATCAGCTGCAACCTACGCTTAGTAGTTCATGTAGCAAAGAAATACATGCGCCGCTTAGGTGGTAGCAACATGGAATTAATGGACCTTATCCAAGAGGGTAACGTAGGTCTCCATCGTGCTGCCGAATTGTTTGATGGCACCAAGGGCTATAAATTTTCAACGTATGCGTTCTGGTGGATACGACAGGCGATAACACGCGCTATTGATACGCAGGAGCGTATGATCCGTGTACCGCAGCACAACTTAGAGCGTATCTACCGTGCTATCAAAGTACAGGAAGAATACGCTAGGCAGCATGGACGGTCGCCATCAATGGCTGAACTGGCGCAGCTAATGGAAATTGAAGTAAACGAACTGGTAATGTTGCTATCGCGTAATGTACAGATCAAAAGCCTTGACAGCCTAGTAGCGGATGACGGCAGCCCGCTAATTGATTTTATTGCTGATGAAAGCCCACTTAATGAGGAGCATACATACGCTGAGCAAAGCGAGCGCATGGAGCAGCTGCAGCTGGCCTTTTTTCGTTTAGACAAAGATGATAGGAATGCTGTAGCTAAACGCTACGGTATCTATGGGCTTGAACCGAAGAGTAATGCCGATATCGCCCGCGAGGAAGGCGTTAGCCGTGAGCGCATTCGGCAGCGTGTACAAAAGGCAGAACGCAAACTGCGCTTATTGATGGGCGGTCAATTTACAAGATCTTCCACCATGGACGCCGCCTGGCGTGACGCGATTGCATGATATGCACCTGCGCCTCTAGGTATGCAATATGACCTGTTGCTTGCGCTAGCAGGCGCTCCTGAAATGCCGTTTGACGTATCAACTGCGCGCATAGCTTCGCCACTTCAACGCCGTCGTCATGACTGATTACAGACCGTGCGCGGCGTTCGATTACTAGCTTCTCCTCTAGTGAGAAGTTAACAACTAACCAGTCAGTGCCAATCATGATAATGGCCTCTTTGCTAATGCTACCGCGTCAATAATCCCACCTAACACGTGGCTTGCCAGCGCGCATGCCAAGATGCACAAAGCCTTTTGGTGCGCCATAGCCTAAGCTATACGGCCAATTTTTATCGCACCATGCCTGCACAGCATTGATATCAGCACCCTTGACGTAGAAATCAACGGCGCCTACATCATTTGCTGAATACAAGTGCTCCCTGCCTGATGCACCACCTACTGCCTTATTGATAGCAGGTGGACGGTAGCCGCTAGTAATGATAATCGGCTTGTTGCCAAATTGTACGCGTACACGCTCGAGGAATGCCGCTAGCTCGGCTGCAGTATCTACCTGATACTGATGATCAAAACGTCGCGCCTCTTCGTTTAATGCAAATTCACCAAGCTGGATATGAGCAGTAAGGCGACTAGCAAATGGGCTATTTGGCGTAAGATGATATGTCGTAGTATCTTGCTGTTTGGGCGGCATATCTTTTACCCATAATGCACCTTCCGCCTTGCGGCGTCGCAGCAGGCCAGCTTCTACGTTAGTACCTGGATTGCGGTATAGCAGTAGTGCATCGGGTACTGCCGCCCAGTCTTTATCACGCAAGCAGCGGCTAATAGTTTCGAAGCCATCAATGCCGTAAAACTTGGCGCCCAAGTTATAAGCAAAGCTGACTAGCGCTGATTTCTGGTTATCTGACATCAACTGCCAATGCGGGATGCTAGTGCGCAGTTGTTCAGCAATGCGATCTATCTCTAGTCGCAATAGCATGTCGGCTTCAATTACAGTAATCTTGTCGCCGCGTTTAACTGGCGACCCACCGCTGTAACGCGTAGTGCCGTAACCAATTGTCCACGGCTCGCCGCCACTTAGCGGATCAGGATATGCACTAAGGTGACACCCCTCAAACTCCTTGACTAGGCCGATAGCAGCTGTTAAATCAGCCTGCTGGCCTGCGGCACTCCATGTCTTAAACCACCCCTGTTCGCGGCCAAGGATATAAGGGTTAGCTTTATTGATGGCTGCTTCCAGCTCGCTGATAGCTGCTAACTGATGTGGCAGTCCCTTGTAATAACGAAACAGGTCAGCAAGCCGGAGGGGGTTGGTCATCATCATCCCATGGTGATTTAATACTCATCGGTCCACCAAGCAACCTACTATCACCAGTTTGATCAGGTGATATCGGTTCATGGCGAATCGTTGGGCGTCTGATACTACGCTCAATATCAAGATCAATTAAACGACTGGCGCGTTCAATTTCACGATCTAACCGAGGCGATAGAGTAGCGTGAAACTTAAAGTCTTGCGCGGCGCGTTGTAATCGATCACGCCAATCACGGCTATCGTATCGAAATAGCCATGTTGTGTGATCGTTCAGCGCTTTGGGAATAGCGTGCGGCCAACCATCAGCAGCGCTTGAATAATACCGTTCGCTCTGATACCAGGGTACAGGCTAAGTGCTTCTGACAGTGCAGCGATGGCAATGGCGATGACTGCTGTTGTTGTAGCATCCATGATCAGCATGATGGCGGTCGCGCTTCTAGCTTACTGACCCGCTGCTCAACATTTGAGATCCTTCCGAATGTTTCCCGGCGGTCTTCTTTAATGTCCTGATGTAATACTTCCAGTTGTGTGGCGATATGCTCCACTGCTGCGGTAAGGCGTACGACAGCCTCACGCGCCTCACCAGTGCGTTTACCAGATGATGCGACACCCATTGCCGCGACGCTGATTGAGGCGCCAACGATCGCCGCTAAAACCTCAGCCATGGCGCTGCAATCAACGCTTACAGCTTACTGAGGCGTTGATCATCCATAGGATCTGGTTTGCCTTGTAATATCGCGATAGCACGCTGATAAAAGTGGCAGTCGGTTTTACCGGCAGCTTCTAGGGCATGTTTTACCTTGCGCCAATTTTCGATGTCGCGTGATGTCATCGACCTTGGCCGCGTAGTTTTTTGCGGCCGTGGTTGGGCAGGCTGTGCTGGCCTTGACCTTGACGGGTGCGCTTTGGCTTGCCGGGTTTGTGTTCGACGCGTCCCAGTGCAGTTTTAGATTTGGCGGCCATCAGTCTTCTCGAGGATTAATAGCAACAAGGCAGTAGGCGATGAACAGCCCAATGCCCCAGGTCACTGTAAAGCCAAGAATCATCGTCGTTTAGGTCGGCGGGACAAAGACATCGTTGACGCGATCGTACAGGTAGCTGATGCCGGCATAGTGGCCTCTAAAGCTACCGCTGTAACTGGTCTGCACCCATTCGGTTGATTCCCCGTATAACTGCCTGCATAGCGCAATGCCGCGATCCTCGTGTTCGACGCCGTGCTCGTCGTATGTCACATCATTGCTGATTG